GGGAGCACCAAGGCGGGACCTTGGTTCGAACTCGCTACTAGTCAGAACTAGACACAAATAGTTTCACGTCAGTCATTCCATAGGTTAGGTTATGTTGTGGAAAAGCCTCTACACACAAATGTGCTCGCCGTTTCCCACGGTAGAGGGCTCCAAGCCAACACGCCGGGCGGAGAAACGGAGCAGCCGAAGCCAAGCTCAACGTTGAACTCTGCGCGTGAATAAGGCCCATTTGTACGTACGGTGGAGAGGTTATGCAGAGACGCTGACGGCTCGCTAAGAGCCGGCAAACGAGCGCGCTACGGGATTTTATAGGATCTTTCATACTACTAAAACCTCCAAGAGGATTTACATAGGTTCTTACTTAAAACAACCCGACAAGGCAGACCCAGACGGTTTAGATGTCCAGTTCGTCCGTTTTTCGCCGAAGCTACTAGACAGACAACCCCTTTCAACTCCCCCCGTCAGAGTCTCTACATAAACTCGCCACCGCGAGTATACACCAGCCAACAAAACCATACTACTTCCTTTCTTAATTACTAATATTCATGCCCCCTAGTCGTGACATCCTTGTAGGCGTGCATAAGCACCGCGCAACTTCACTGCAGCTGATAATATTTAAAGCTTGACCCAATAACCGGGACGATATCATCAGGCAGAAACGGACGAAAGAGACGGGATCGGAGCGAGACGCGCACCGGACGGACAACGGTTAGTCCAGGTTGATCTATTATCCAATCAGCAGGTGTATGACAAAGCCAATGGGGGAACCGAAGCTCCACCATCTCCAACACCGGCTGCAACCAAAGACGTTTCCAAACACGCTCACCTCTCTCAAGCCGAACGTTGAAGAACGACTTGACTTTTTGTGGTGCATGAAGCACTTTCTTTTTTATGGGTTCGCATGTCTTGCCCCTCCAGCCATCAACGTAATCGCGCGTGATGATTTTTTCGGCGGCTTTAATATCGGCTTCATCGGCCTCCTCAGTGACCGGAGGACCGAGAACCATTGGGAGTTTTCTTTCAACGCCAGAAGAGACGGTAAGACCCTCGTGAGAGGAACCTTGCCAAATAGTCCTAAACCATCTCTTCTTCACCAGAAAACCCCACCACCGCCTACTAAAAGAATTGGCTTCCGGATGGACGCGAGATATCAACCTCCGTACAGGTAATAGATTCAGAAACCAGGCAGCGGTCGAAAATTTTAGCAAATCGACCACTTCAAAAAGAGCAGGAATTAGCGTGCCCTCAGGTAGCTTCCACGAATCAGATGCGAGAAAACCGAAAGAATAGCGAGGTTCGAGTGAACCGCGGTTCACAGAGTAAAAAGTCGAATTCAACTCGCCATAATCTCGGGACACCATAGATTTGTCAACGTTAATGACGAAGCCAACCAAGGACACCTGCACTAACCACTCTTTATAGAGACCTGGCCCTCCAGGGAAACAGGCGTCGTCACCATTAATAAGAGCTCTACGATAGGTGGGGCCACAGCCCTCAACAATCTGCCTCGCTCTGTCAAGCATGATCTTGTTCAAAAGGCACAAGACCACAAACGAGAGCAGATTACCCATCATAGAACCTCTAACGACCCTACTACGACCCCCGGAGGAATCTTCTACATACACGGAGGAAAAAGACTCACGTAAAACTTGTGCCAGATCATCAGGTAATGACTCAGCAAGGACGTCTATAACGGCATAAACGGCATCGGCGTGTAAATTGTCAGTTGACGCCTCGTAATCGCCGGAAATCAAAGACTCCCCAGGCAGCATATCCTGAACAAGAGAAGAGAAGTGTTCGGAAGTAACAGTACCTCTAACCAACCAAGGCTGAAGAGAAAGATGAGAGTAGGCAGCATCGTGAACAGGACGCAGAAGGCGCTTAACGCGAGCACTCTGCATAGTCACCACTCTCATCTTCCCCTTAGTCTTCGCAGTACCAATACGACAAGCACCATTATCGGTGACCTCCTTAACAAGGCGAGGCCTACCTGAGCACTGTGCCACCGGCATAGCTGGCTCATCCCAACGAGGAACCGATAATGTACCACCATCTCCCCTCTTGAGCTCAAAACAGCCTTGCTGATCTGGCACAAGATTTTCTTTTTCCTTCCACCTCTTCCACCACGAACGACCCATATAATAACGCGTTCTTGACTTGATGTCCATAAGTACGTCCTCCGACGTGAACTTAGGATCATTCAAGGCTCGGGCCGACCACCGTTCTTTGGCGAGAGAGCTTTCTTTCTTGTCGCAGGGGATACAAGGTTCGTCAAACAGGGTTTTACAACCCTTAAAGAAAACGCGAACCCTGTACTTCTTCGACCCCCCTTTTGTCGCCCTAAGTTGGCGCGACGTCCACTCACTCCACCGAGTCCGCAAAGACTGGCAACACCACCGACCGCCCGCGATGAAAGACTCCCTAAGGAGCCCGTCACGCATCATGGTCTTGGTCGCCAGCTGCAGTGTGATTGCCGTGCGTTGTGCAGTACTGCACACGCGGCGAGAACTTGCTAGCGGTGAATTGTTCATTAGATATATACAAGAAACACGTATATACAATGATATTTACAGAACAATAAACTGGAGCACAAGTTGCTTGCGGTTGGGTACTGGCCACAGTGTG